CTCAGAGTTGCCCTTAACAACTAATTTACCGCCATCAATGGTAATGTCGATTTCGTTTTGTGCGAAACCTGCTACAGCGATTTCAATCGTGTAGGTATTACCGTTCTTACGAACATTGAATGGAGGATAGTTAGGGATGTTTTTGGTTAGTTCGTCATGAAGACTTTGCATCTTCGAGAACTGGTCGTCAAAACCTACGAACACCTTATCAAAGTCTTTGAAGTGTTCACCAAAAATTGTGGGGATGAATTGTCTTACCATTTTGTTTCTCCTATTAAGCGAGTTAAATTAAAATTGATACCCCGAAGGCATATCATTAATGCTGGTTACAATTCCAGCGACATCGTGCGTCATGCCTGCTTTATACGATTCGTAACTTAGTGGTCCTAAGGTGAATTTTTATACACAGTCACTTAAACTTTCAAGTAACTTTTGCATATTTATTTCTTTATCTTCTTTTGTAGGTTCTAAACTTATCTGTTCATCACATACATTGTTACTTCGAATCCGAATCTCATGTCTGTTGCTGTCGGTGTTGTCCACATAATCTTTCTCCTTAATTAAGTTAGTGTCCATAGAGGACATTTATACTTATAACGGAGAACATAAAAACAACCTAAGTAAAATCATTAGTTATGCCTAATGGTATTTATGCTTTTGGTTCTTCAGCTGCAGATTTTTCTGCTTCTGCCATGGCTAGCACTTGTGGCTCGCCTTGTGCTTTAATCTTGTTAATAATTGTTACAACTTCCTCAAATGGGTGCTTACCTAATACACGAAGAATAGTATTGCACTCATCTACTGTCAATTCAAGTTTGATCATTTTGATTTTTTTCCTATGTTATATTTTGGAACTAATTCCCACTGGTCTTTTTCTTTATAAGAGACCACCTTAATTTGAGAGAGTGATGCTTTTTGTTCTACCAATGCATTATTTAGAATCTTTAAAAGATCCCAGTCTTGCAATAAACTAGCAATAGCGTTTCTTCTCTCAATATCTCCACTCGTGATGTTTGATTCTTTACCATCAAGAGCGAACAATTCTTTAAAATGCACGATGAAATACCTACCCTGCTTATGCAAGATATGGCACGATTGGTACAGTTTGTTTTCTTTTCTGGATGCGATGCCGATGCGAGTAAGTGTCTCACGAACCTTTAAAAAATTGTCTGGTTCTGGCAGTATCACTTCAAGCATGGACTCGGGAGTCCAGTCGTAGTAAATCATCTCAACAGTCATTATTTTCCACCTTTGTATAATTTTTCTTTTATCATAGCCAACTGTTCATCGGAGAGAATGCTCAATGCTTCTAATGCTTTCTCTGATGAGTAACCAAAGTACTCTTTAACGAGTGTCAAGGAATCAGAATCGGCATCTTTTTTATGCCACTTACTGAATCTCTTTTTCTTTGGTATAGTATTTAGGAAAAAGGAAAATTGCCAGTCTTTTGGGATGCCAGAGTTACGATTCATCTCGTTGGCATAAAGGACTGTATCGGGAAAATAAGACAAACCCCTGTTCACAAGAAAGGGGAGATAGTCTTTCTCTGCTTGTGGATCTTCGAACAGATTCTTTTTGGTTAGGTTAATTGCATTAATAAAGTCAAAGGGAGTCATAATATAAAGCCACATTTTCTTAAGGTTTCTGGAGAACAACCAAATCGTTTTCCTGGAAACAATTCTTTTAGTTTATTCTCCAGTTCTTCACGACTGTTTGCTTGAACAATAAAACGACTGTCTTGTTCGTGATATACAAAAAGAATACCATTATCTTTTTCAATATTAATACGGATAATATCTTCTGGAGTATCTTCTTCTATCTCTTGTAATTTTGATAAAAGAAAGTCTGCTCTTCGTTTAGCAACTGCTTCACGAGCAGTCCAGCCCCAGTGGATACCCACTACTAGTACGGCAAAGAGTATAAGAAATTCCATGGCATCCTCATTTGAATTTGCACTGAGCCATAATCTCAGTTAGTGCTGCCATAATATTTAGTTCATGGTCAGCCACAAATGCTGCTTTGTATTGATAGTCTGCTAGGATAAGAACCATTGGTGGAATACTATTCACATCCATGTTCACAGATGCGTTGTCATATAATTCACGAAACAATGCAGTTGTATCTGCATCAGAGTTTTTGGCTACCCACTTACGCACCTCAGTAAAGTCTTTGTCTTTCATAAGTTTAATTAAACCTTTAAAAGATTCTTCAGACATATTAACAAGAATGCCTGAGTCGATTTTACCTGACACAGAGTATCGTTGCATCTCATTAAGAATACGACGATAATCAGGAAAGTGTTTAGTGATTAGTTCTGCTACAACTTTAGGATCGAACTCAATGTTTTCTTGTTTGAGAATAGCAGTTGCTCGTTTAAAGAATGCTGCAGCAATCTCTTGCTTCTCTTTAGAGTCAATCTTAAATTCAATAACAGCACAGCGAGAATGAATCGGTTCAATAATACGATTCTTGTAGTTAGCAGTGAAGATAAATCTGCAATTGGCAGAGAATTCTTCCATGTAATTACGGAGTGCTGGTTGAGTGGAGTTTGCTTGTAGATAATCTGCTTCGTCTAAGATAATAACTTTCTTAGCATCAGTCAGCGATACAGATGTAGCGAAACCCTTAATGGTAGTACGAAGTGTGTCAATATGACCACCAGTATCTGAACCATTAAGAATCACAAACTCTGCACCAATTTCATTACACAGTGCTTTGGCGATGGTAGTTTTACCTACACCTGCCGTGCCACACAATAGAAAGTGAGGCAACTCACCTTGTGCAACATAATCCTTGAATGTCTTCTTTAAAGACTCAGGAAGAATACAATCATCAATCTTTTGTGGGCGATATTTCTCAACCCACAAGAACTGCTCATCACGACTTTCAATCATATAAATCTCCACATAATATAGAATAGAGAGGAATTACCCTCTCTGAAATTAAAACTCAAATGTAGAATCTGCTTCCACTGCTACATAATAAACCAAGTCACTGCTCGGAGATTTAAAACGAGAAATCTTTTTACTTGAAATTGATACTTCATAATCTCCTGGAAGCATCTTTAGGTTTTCAACCTTTAAGTTTACCTTAAAAGTTTTGTCAGTAGTTCCAACAGGTTCACTGTAAGAGTTTCCTGTTGCATTCTTTTTATCTCCAACCACTGCTGTGATTGTTGAACCATCACCAACGATTGCCACATCTGCTGCACGAAGAACAGATGCTGTTTTGTTAATCATACTTAACATATTCGCAGACATACTAAAGTTAATTTCTGCTTCAGGGAATGTAATTGCTTTTTGTGGAGCAGTTAGCACAGTTGGGTCTGCAGCAAAGAACTTAATGTTCATGTTACCTTGTTTGATTGAGACAAATTTCTCTGCAAACTCAAGTTCAGGATCGTCAAACAAAGACATCGCACCCAAGAACTCATTGAGATCGTAGATGCCAAAGTCAGGGAATGTCTCCGTGATAGTTGCATCAGCCATCACATTCTTCTGTGCACTGATTGTTGCTAGTTTATTACCACTCTTAAGAAGCAGGTTCGAATTGATCCCTGCGAAATTCTTAATTAGCGATACAGTTTCTTTACTAAGTTTCATTTACTTTTCTCCATTCAAATGATTACATTACTATGTATAAAACATTATACCTCAGAACGAGGTTTTTGACAAATTTATTTTGAATACTTAACATCGTGTTCATATAAGAACATAAGGCAGCACATTGCATGTGCCAAGTGATTCTTTCCAGTTTCGGGATCGTCTTGCTCTCCCTCTTTCCATGCCCATAGATGTCTTTGCATTGCGTCAAAGTATCTTCGTTTAGAGTCTGGAACATTCTTCCAATTATCTGGTTCGTATTTCTCTGCACCAAATGTTAGAATTTCTACAGTTGCTTTTAATGCAAGTGGTGGTAGTAAACCATATTGTAGTTTACCACCATCAAATTTACGACCACCAGTGGTAGCATTTTGAGACTTCTTAATATCTTCTTTGGTTGCCATAATCTCTCCAAATGAAACAACAAATGGACACTCCGAAGAATGTCCATTGATTACTCACTTAATTAGGCTGTACGAGTAAATACAGATGATCCAGCTACTGCATTAGCAATTGCTACCATTTTGCGAGTTGGACGACCAATGCGATACTTAACCACTTCAGTGCCATTCACAACTGCTGGGTTTGAGTATACACAGTAACCTTGATCACGCAAATTGCGAATAGTGCTGGCAGGATGTGCAATACCAAAAGAGGACTTGATCTGCTTTGCAGTAAACTCTTTACCTTTTTGCAGGTGGGTCAACAACAGTTCTTGTTTAGACATATAATAAATCTCCATAATAAACCATCAAATAAAAAAATCATCTGGGGGATGGCTAACCCCAGATGATACGAAAAATCTTAATTAAACTTCGATGCCATTCTCTTTAAGAATTGCATTAAAGTCTTCTACATCGTCATCCACAGGGATGGAGTCATCGATGATCTTTTGCAGACGAGAAGATTCCAATGCATCAGTCTTCTGTGCTTCAACTTGCTTAGGTGCTTTTACTTTAACAGTTTTAGCCTTTGCAAGTTTAGCAACTTTGGCTTTCGCCTTAGTGACTTTTGGAGTCTGCTTGTCAGCGAGTTCTTTGCTGTATGCAGTCATGTCTGACTCAGTAGGCAAGGGAAGTTGATATACACCACGCTCGACTTTGTTCTTGTTGAACAACCAGTTAGGGTAACCAATCTTCTCGTTCTTCGCACCAGTACGCTGGTCACGGAGAGTGTAATAGATCGATGCACATTCTTTCAAAGTAATGCGACCATCTTTCTTGTATTGTTTGTTGGTCTCAAGAACAGACACAACGAATCGTTTTTGGGACAGGGTCAAGTTTGCAAATTTCAACATAATAAATTTCCTTTTTCAATGATAACAAGATGTAAGTATACTACAGTTTCTAATTAAAGACAAGTTTAAAATGGAACCTCGTCTTCGGGTGTTGCAACTGGTTGCTCCACGACAACCTCTGGTTGCGGATTTGCAACTTTATCATACAAGTCGATGAATGCAGTCTTTGTTGCAGCATCGAAACGATTGCAACATAACTCAACTGCTTTCTGTTCGGTCTTAAAGATTGCATAAGCACGAACAATGTGAATCATACGACGAGTAGTAATAGTTTCATCCACACCACCATCCTCGAAAGTGCGACGAATTGCATCTGCCCACTTTACGAGTGTCTCTGCAAACTCTTCATTTATACATGAATAAGTTTCCATGA